CTCGGCTGTTCTACATAGCTCCCCCTAAGCAAAGAGTGCTTTTATCTGAGCTTGAGGTGAACCTGTCTAAAGTTGCTGCTCATTATCCTGGATCTCTAATGGGTGTTGAGGCTACGAAGAAGAGAATGATTATTGACAAGTTGATGGACACACGTCATGAGGCACCAAACCCTAACCCATCACTTTCGTATACAATCTACACTATAACTCTAGACCTGAGTAAATTCTCTGCAAGAGCTTCCTACACTATGACTGAGAACTATCATACATTTTGGTCTGAAGTTTACGCAGTTCCTCACATAAGAGACCTGGCTAGGATGGGGTGTAAAGGGGTTGTCGCACATAACAAGTTTGGGCTTAAAATGAGCTATGTCAATAATGGCGCTGACTTAGAAGGATTTCGAGGAAGGCTTATGACAATGCTCCATGTCGATGTACTGGCAGCTGCAACACGTAGGGCAAGGAATGAGAATGTCATCACAGGCAAGGCAGTATTGGGAGCATTCATAGACGATGGAGGTTTCAAGGTTAATGTCATAGGTGAAGGAGAAGAAGCCAGTAATAACCTGAGCAAGTTACTTAACATCTTATCCGAGACCTATGCAAGTGTAGGACAGGAGATGCAGCCAACGAAAGCAACAGTTTCAAAGGTGGGAGGAGACCTCTTATCAGAGCCTTATCTTAATGGTGTCAGAGTTCCTACCCCAATTAAATCTGCACAACGGCTATATCCATCATATGAGAACGCAGCTACGGCACTCACTGAAGAGTTTGACTCCCTATTCGCGGCTTCCCAAGGTGCTGTAAAAGAGGGTTGTAAATGGGGTATAGCTTATGTGATGTACGTTGAGTCAGTGGTAAAAGCAATCTGCAGGTGGTCGAGGGGGAAGATATGGAGAACTAACACAGATAAGCTTGCACTGAATATGATTACTCCTAAGTCTTTTGGTGGTTTTGGATTACAACCAGTTTCAGGCTTAGTAAGCACTAACACTACGAACATGACAGCGGAGGGTCTAGGGATGCTGAATAGGGTTAGGAGGCAGATTCCTACATATCGTTTATTAGTGAATAATGTTCTCAGGAAGCCAATAGTTGTAAGGCCCCCCCTGGCAATACTAAGAGACCCACTGAGAATCAGGGCTGAAACTCCTGTTCTGGTTGAGAATAGGTTACTAATGAAGACTTTGAAGTGGTTAGAAACTCATGGTGGTCCCTACGCTTCCTTCTGTGAGGGGTTAGTGTCAGGTAGTGCAGTTGAACATGCAACAAGATTGGCTGAAGCAATTATGACTAAGAGCTCTGTCAGTGTCCCCTTGTTAGTGCATGTTTGGCGATCAACTCCACTTTCATACATAGAGAGCATCCTCGGGAAGTTCAAACGATCAGAAACGGTGATAACATTGCTCGGGGAAATAACAGTAGCAAAGGTTAGGCACGCCAATAAAGCTGACCTCCTTAGAATACTCGAAACTTTGATTTAAGCATTACATACATTTACCACTTGTAACATGGTATTGTATGAAGCGCTATATATAGTGTTAACCGGAGCATAGCCCAAGGATAAACCCTGAAGCGGGACATTGATACCTTCCTTGGATCTATCAGAAAAAACGGACAAAAGCATAATAAAGGTCTCCACAATAAACACTGGTGGTCAGTTTGGTCTTAGAGTGACCATTTTGT